ATGACATTGGCGGAGGTCACGATGAGAAAAATGTTGGAATCCCTTTTTCTTCTAGCGGGTAGTATTTGTTGCATACTCGTTGGTATGCACTATGGTTTGGCAGTCTATCAGCAGTACAAGCAGGTTCAGTTGATGGAAGATGCACAAAAGGCGATTAAGATGCAGATGGAGTATTTTGAAGAACATACTCCTCCTGATCCAAGACTGAATTCAGCATGACGAAACTATACGAGCAAGTTCCGAAGGACTTAAAGAGTAACTTAGAGTACCGTAGGGACTTGTTGCGTTGGGCTGATACTAAGGAGAAGCAGCGTATTCTGTTTACTGGGTGTCAACAGGATATTCTGTTTTTCATTAACGCCTTCTGTTGGTTATATGAGCCGAGGTCGTCCCGACTAAGGGGGACGACCTCGAATATCATTCCTTTCATAACCTATGGTTATCAGGATACGTCTTTCTTAGACATGCACGAAAACCTTGGTCAAAGAGACATAGGTATTGAGAAGTCTCGTGACTTGGGTGCAACGTGGATGTTTCTCACCCTTTACTTTTATCATTGGATGTTTCGTCCAATGACAAGTTTGGGGATTATGAGCAGAACGGCTGACTTGGTAGATAAGCCGGGTAAAAAGGATACCTTGATGTGGAAGTTGGACTTCCTGCTCAAGGGTGAAGGACAGTCAGGTGGGATACCCCCGTGGATGAGGCCACGGGTGTATCGAGCAGCAATGATTATGGAGAATCAGGATAACGGAAGCAGCTTTGAGGGAGCGAGTACGACAGAAGATGCTTTCCGTGGTGGTCGTAAGAAGAGCATTGCTATTGATGAATATGCAGCTTTTCCTAATGGCGATGACTACAAGGCTTTAGCAGCGACTCAGCACGCAACGGATTGTCGCATGTTTGTTAGCACTCCCAAGGGTGCAAGCGGTGCGTATTACGATGTAATGCACCAACCCAGCAACATGTGCAAGATCGTAATGGATTGGAAGGAACACCCTGATCGTAAGCCGGGCCTATACACAAGCGAGAATGGCTTTGTCAAGATTCTCGACGAAAATTACAAGTTTCCCGATGACTACAAATTTGTACTCGATGGGAAAATTAGAAGCCCGTATTACGATCAGGAATGTTTAAGGCCCGGAGCAACTCCTCAGTCAATCGCTCAGGAATTAGACCGTGACTATGGTGGTTCAGAAGCTCAAATCTTTGGAAAGGATTTGTATGAATCCGCTAAGCCAAAGTTGCTTGAACCATATGATTCTGGGATGCTCGATTACGATGAAATTGAACTCACTCCTGACTACACTACGATGCCTGACGGACCATTCAAGCTCTGGTGTCATCGGGACGCGCGAGACAACCCTGTGGCTACAGGCCAGTATTGTATCGGTTGCGACATTAGTGCCGGTCTTGGGGGTAGCTATAGCAGTAATTCTGTTGCTGTTGTTGTGGATACTGTCACTGGTCAACAGGTCGCAGAGTTTGCCACCAACACGATGAGGCCGGAGAGGTTTGCTGACTATGTAATCGCAATGTGCAACTGGTTCCGTGATGCTTATCTTATTTGGGAAGCTAACGGTCCACCGGGAGGTGCCTTTGGAAGGCAGGTCTTGGAGAGGACATACGGTAACATTTACTATCGTGAAATAGACAATAGAAGCTATAGTAAAAAGACGAAGAATCCGGGGTGGCACAGCACTGATAAGAATAAGCTATCTGTGCTTACGCAGATGAGTAAAGCTGTTCAGACAGGTGAATTTACGATCAGAAGTGACAAGCTGCTTGAGGAATGTAGGCAGTATGTTTACAAGGACGGTCGTGTAGTCCATAGCCGTAGCGTTCGGACACAGGATGATTCATCGAAGGGTCAGGCTCATGGTGACAGGGTTATAGCCGCAGCTTTAGCATGGCACGCTGCGAAGGATAGACCTGCGACCAAAGATGACGTTGAGGAATTCACATTGAACAAGGATACTCCTCAATTCACAATGGCTCATAGAATAAACACATATATGGCGGAAGTTAAAGTAAAGGATAAGTGGGGATAGCATGTTTATAGACCTTGCAAAAGAGACACACTTAACCCGTTTAGACAAGGCAATTAAGCACAGCACTCGTGCATTAAGGCCATTTAGAGACAATCGTTCAAAGCTGATTAAGGATTATGTAGGGAGTCAATACGGCAGCCAGAACTACGACCGTCAGGAGATCATACAAAACCTGATGTATCAGACAGCAGAGACCTATACGATGGCTCTGGCTGCCAATCGACCCAGATGCTTAATCACCTCCCTTCATCCTGAACTAACTTGGTTTGCCAATCAGTTCCAAGTGGCTATCAACAATCTTATCAAGGAAATCAAACTTGAGGAAACATTGCGCGCCGCTGTCCTTGATGCTTTCTTTTCGGTCGGTATTGTCAAGGTTTATACAGCCGAGGCAGGCGCAGTCCAGTTGGGTGACGAGGATGAATGGGTTGATCCGGGCAAACCGTATGCTGAGAACATATCGCTCGACAACTTTGTATTCGACATGCAGGCGACAAAATGGTCACAGATAAGATTTGCTCTGGATAAGTACCATATGCCTTTTGAAAAGGCTCGTCAGGACGGTTCGCTTGACCAGAAGATTGTTAAAGATTTACTACCAAGTCAGGACTATCCAACTTGGGATGATCAGTCAGATGAAGAATCTGTTAAGGAGCTTCATGGTGCTGAGAAGGCTCAGGATTCTATTACACCTAGGATTCAGCTAATGGATGTTTGGCTACCTGCCAATAAGCAGGTAGCCACCTTTGCGGTTAATAAGATGAGTAAACCGTTGAGGGTTGTTGACTGGGCAGGTCCTGAACGTGGGCCTTTCCACAAGCTGAGTTTAACATCAGATGTGCCGGATAATATCATGCCGCTTCCACCGGCAATGAACCTAAAGGGTATCAACGATATTATCAATGGTTTGCTGAGGAAGCAGCGCGCACAGGCACAGCGGCAGAAGGATATTCCGTTCTATCAGGATGGTTCACAGGACGATGCAAGGCGATTGCAGCAGGCTTCAGATGGTGAGTGGACGAGAGTTGGTAATCCTGAGAGTGTGAATGTTTTGAAGATGGGTGGCGTTGATCAGGGTAATCAGGCTTTCTATCACATGATGCAGGATATGTTTGACCGTATGGCCGGAAACCTTAGCCTGATGGCGGGTTTAGGCCCGCAATCAGGCACGCTTGGTCAGGATAAGATGCTGCATGGTGCTGTTAATAAGCGAGAAGCTAACATGCAGTACCGTGTCATACGCTTTGTAGCAGACATTTGTGAAGACTTAGGATGGCTGCTTTGGAACGATGAGAATATGGAGATTCCCGGAGAAACAGAAGTCGCTGGGATCAAGTTCGACCGCACTTGGACTCCTGAGCAGCGTGAAGGTGACTTCTTGCAGTACAACTTTGACATTGAGCCATTCTCAATGATGTACAAGTCGCCTAGTGAGAGGATGAATAACATCACTCAGTTCCTTACTCAGATAGCACTACCAATGCAACCGATGATGGAGCAGTATGGTGGTCAGATTGATATTCAGGCACTTACAGACATCTATGCCGATTTGATGGATATGCCACGATTGCGTAGTATTATCATGTTTGAGGAGCCTAAAGAGGACAGGCCCGGACCTACCCCTGAATCGCCTCCTCAACCCGCTCATACTGTGCGTGAAAGTGTCAGGAAGAGCGTACCAACTGGTGGTAACGATCAGTCCAGAAGTAACGTCATGCAGCAGATATTGCAGGGTGGTCAGCCGAATCAACAACAAATGGCTCAAATGGGTCGTGAACGAGCAGGTTAGGAGAAAGACATGCCTAGAGTAGGATCAAAGAAGTTTAGTTATTCAAAAAGTGGTCGTGCAGCAGCTAAACGCTATGCAAAGAAGACTGGTAAGAAATCTACCAGTAAAAGAAAGAAGAAGTGATTGGAGATTTAAATGGTTCGGAAGCAATATCTCTGGACAGACCCTGATGGTGTAAACAGGTGGCATGATGTGCCTGCCCCTGACCCACGTTTTAAGAAGAACTCTTCCGAAGTTTCCTTCGGTGCGAAGGGCTGGTCAACAGGAATAACAAGTGACTCTGCTGGAATTCATCCTACTCAGGTTGAATCATTCAGGGATGACGCACAGAAACATGGCTTTACTGGCGTTGATTTCACCAACGATGGTACAGCAGTTTTTTCTAGTCGCTCACAGAGGGCGGCTTATTTAAAGCATCGTGGTCTTTTTGATCGTGATGCGGGATACGGGGATGCATCCCCAGACAATGCCTAGGAGGGAATTATGTCTACAGAAAATGAACAGGAAGAATCAGTAGAATTTACTGCTGAAGATGTGCAAGTCATTGAAGAAATCAATGAACGGTCACCTGAAGCTGATCCTCAGACTAGTGAGTTAGAGGAAACTGATGTTGATTTAGGTGATGAAAGTGTACAAGATGAAACAGTTAGCGATGATAATTCCGCTAACCAAGAGGGATCGGATCAGGAAAACGATTTCGATCCTGAACTACTGTCTCATGCAAAATACTACGGGCTTAACCCTGACGATTTTGCAAGTGAGCAGGTTTTGGCTCAGGTCATTGATGGTTATGAAGCAGGCAATGCGCAGCTTGCTCAGTGGCAACAATGGTATCAGAACCAAAATCAGAGACAGGGTGAACAGCAGCAAGGCGATGGCACAATTCCGCCCGAACAGCAATCACTAGCTCGTCCTGACTTCACTGTCGGCTTAGGCGATGATTATGACGAAGGACTTAAAGAGGCTATCAATGCTTTAGCCAATCAAATGGCTAGCCATTATGATCAGCAGCTTGAAATAGTCGCAAGTCATATTATCAGACAGCAAGGCGCGGTGGATGGTTATTATCAGCAACAACAACAGGATTATGCGCTATCCGAGATTGATGCTTTTGATGATGCCGTTAATAGCTTAGGAAACAGCGGTCTATTTGGTGAAGGTTCTTTTTTGGACTTAGAACCCAATAGCAATGTTTCTCAGGCTCGTGAGGATTTGTACTCACAAGTTAATGTCTTACGCAGTGGATATTACAACTCTGGACAAGAAATACCTGAATACAGCGAACTTGTTCGGCAGGCGTATAACACTGTGTTTAGTGACGAGGTTAAACAACAAAGCCAGTCGGAAGTCACAAATAGACTTAGGAATGGTCAGTCAAAGAGATTGGGTGGTGGCACAACCACCCAATATATCAATGACCCTGACTATGATGGGGATGATCCTGTCAACGATTCTAAGCTGAAAGATGCTTATGAAAGTTACCTAAGAGAAAATGGTGACATCTGATCGGTTTGAAACATAAGGAATTAAGCAATGCCATTGCTTCCAGATCAATTAGATGATTTTGTCAATCTAACGCTTGACAACTTCACTAGAAAGCGCTGGGTTGATTTGTCCTTGGACAAGCAACATCACGTTTTCGCATCAAAGTTCTTGGCAGGTAAGTCCCGCACTCCGGTACAGGGTGGTGTTCAACTGAACTGGAAAGTTCAGACATCAAACACTGGAACTGCTAAGTTTTCAGAATTGTATAGTGTCGATCAAACGGCTGTAAAAGACTTGACTACTGAAGCAAAGCAACAGTGGTCGAAAGCAACTGTGAACTTCAGTTATGATGTTCATGAAGATGCAATGCAGTCTGACCGTGAAACGCTCATCCGAGAACTCGATATTCGTCGTCATTCAATGTACAACGATTACTTTGAGTTAATGGAAGACGCTCTCTGGTCTGCTCCAAGCAGCGATACTCAATCTCCACGTAACCCATCAGGTATCCCGTTCTGGATTCAAAAATCCGCAACGACTCCCGGTGGTGGCTTTACTGGTGGAAATCCATCCGGTTTCTCGAATGGTGCCGCTGGTATCAATGTCAACACAGTATCAAACTGGAAGAACTGGTCGTTTAACTACACCAGCATCTCCCGTGACGATCTTGTGTCTAAGTGGCGTAAAGCAGTTGCTCACACTCACTTCAAAGCTCCTAAGCAGTTTGCTGAACTGGCTGGCGGTAAGGGTGACTCTAACTGGTGCTTCTTCACAACGTATGACGTTCTTGAAGAAGTTGAGAAGATTTTGGAAGGTCGCAACGATAACCTCGGTGTTGATCTTGCAAAATACGCTGGTTCCGCAGTCTTCAAAGGCAACCCGATCATTTGGGTTCCTTACTTGCAGGCTAATGATTCCAGTAAGCCTATCTACGGTGTAAACTTCAACGTCTTCAAGTATTTCTACAAGAAGGGCGTTGATATGTTGGTACACAAGCCTCAACAGGCTTCCAACCAGCACACTGTACGAACGGTTCACATGGATTCATGGGGCAACTTCGTTTGTTACAACCGGCGTAAATTGTTCGTCGGTTATGTCGCCTAATATGAGAGGAGCGAAATAAATCATGGGTGATTTATACACAAAACCTCAAGCCAAGGCTTCTTCACTTCGCCGTGGTCTGTCTCCAAACATTTGGGCGCAAGCTCCGATAACGGAGATTAACAACGGTGGTCTTAGCGAAGGATTTGGCTTCGTGGATGACTTTTTAACTTTTGATGATGAGAACAAGTGGGTTCTTACTCAGGCAACTGCCGGTACAGCCGCACTTGATGCTGCCGCCAAGGGTGGTGTTCTATTGCTGGATTCAGCAAGTAGCACCAACAACCAAGGTGTGCAAATTCAAATGGGTGGTGCTGCCGGAGCTAGTAGTTTTATTGCTAGTGCTGACAGTAAGATTTACTTTGAAGCTCGTGTAAAGATTGCAGATATTGGTACTAGCGGAAGTGATACCGGCAACTTGGTTGTTGGTCTGGCTGAAGTTGATACTACGGTTTTAGCTTCGGGTGCAAACTCGACTGCTAACCATATCTGCTTTGAGCATCTCGATGACGATGGTGCCGTTGATTTCCACAGCGAAAAAGCTGGTAGCCGTGACAGTTCGACTGGTCTGCATACTTTAGCAGACGATACTTACTTCAAGGTTGGCTTTATCGTTGATGGTATTAGCAGCATTACACCATACGTTAATGGTATTGCTCAAACTGCTCATACTGCGCAGATTCCAATTGTAGAGATGACTCCTACACTTGTATGCCATTCTGCTGGCACGACTGATCCAATTCTTCATGTTGATTGGATTGCTTGCTATCAGGTTGAGCAGATTGCGAACTAGGTTCGCTACCTTAGTGAGACCTTAGCTGGGGTGGGGCTACAACCCCGCCCCAGCTTTATTTTTAAGAGGGAAAGATGGAAGTATTACTGCACGAGTTGGAAGAATCCTTTGGCCCATTAACCGATATGCAGAGGCAGGTTATTGCTGATGCACATAGCTATTACCACAAAAAGCAGGAGGGGGTGTTACCTCTGTCTGAAATTTGTGTGTTATTGGCTGTTGCGAAACATCTGCCTAAGCCGGTAGTAAAGAAAAAAACCACTAAATGAGTTTTGTAAGAAACACAGCGGTAACGGGTTTTACATTTGGTATGGTCAATGCCACCACAGGTGCGGCATTGACAGGTGTTGCTAGTGCAATTGGGAAGTATCACACTAAAGATGGTGGTACTCAGGCAGCTTTATCCGGCACGATTGCGGAGGAGGGTAATGGTCAGTATTCCATTGACCTGACTGCAACCGAAATGAACGCATCGGTTGTTGGTTTACTCTTCACGCACTCCTCTGGTGTACCTGTCCAATTCACAATAAAGACAATTGGCTCACCGGCAGATACCAGCACAGAAAGCACGTTAAGCACAACACTAACCAGTCTCAGGAAAGAAGTTGGTTGGTTGTGGCTTGGTGACCGAAATAGCTCAAACTGGACATCAGATGAGACTGACCAGATAGATGAAATGATCAATTCTGGTTTAAGGCAGTTCTATCATCCTCCACCAAATTCAATGTCTCCGAAAGGACATCGGTGGTCTTTCTTGGAGCCAACTACCACACTCAGTACCGTTTCGGGAACTGAGGACTACACTCTAAGTGCTGATTTTGGTGGTTTAATCGGTTTAATAACGTACACGGATTCGGATGAACAATGGTATCCAATCGAACTGACTGGAGAGCATCGCATCCGGATCCTGAGACAGCGGGATTATAACAGCAATAAATCTGACCCCCGTTATGCAGCAGTTCGTCCTAAGAGTAGTGACGGTGGCAATGGTCAGCGTTTTGAACTAATGCTTTGGCCGATGCCGGATGCTGCATACACATTGCGTTATAAGTATCATGCACTCCCTAGCAAGATAACAGCTTCAAAGCCTTACCCTTTAGGTGGTGAGATGCACTCTGAGACAATACTGGAAAGTTGTCTTGCGATTGCAGAGCAGAGGCTTGAAAACAGTTCCGGTATTCATACTCAGAAGTTCCAAGAGAGGTTGGCAGCTTCATGTGCAATGGATCGACAATTGCAGACTCCTGACACAATGGGTTACAACGGTGACCCATCTAACCAAAAGGTACTCAGTGAGCAGGAAAATCGCTACATAAATGGTGACTTAGTTAAGTACAATAACAGTGTATTTTATGACTCATAAGGTAAAGATATGTACACAAATCCACAGAATACTGTAATTGAGAGCATTACGCTTGATAGCACATTAGGAGATAGCCCTGTAATCACCTTCAAGGGATTCAGGAAAATGATCTGTGCTATACCTGCTGGAAGTAGCATTACATCGCTTACTTATTATGTATCACCCACCTCGGATGGTACATTTTTACAGCTTTACAATAGTAGCGGTGCTGTTAGTACGACTGTAGCTGCTGGGAGAGCTTATCAACTAACCAGTGAACTGGAAGGTATAAGCTATCTTAAAATTGTTCCAAATAACGATGGAAACGTATCTTTACACCTGATTTCCTAGGAGAAACTAAATGTCAGGACATAATATCCTTCAACAAATCGCTGGTACAACAGAACTTGAGATCGTTGATCCGGGTAGTGGTGGAACCATTCCTGTTGACCGTAGCTTTGGTATCTGCCCTGTGGTTACCGGCGGCGCTGAATCCAGAAAGATAGCATCACCTGAGCGTGCTGGTATTATCATTACGGTTTGTTTGAAAACAGACGGTGGCGATTTAACCATCACTGGTTCAGGAGGTGAAATCATCAACTCTGGTTCCGGTTCAGAAACAACTGCTGTTATGGCTGATGCTGGTGATGTGCTTACGTTGATTAGCATTAACAAAGGTACAAGCATCATCTGGGCTGTCATTGCAAATCATGGAGCTACGTTGAGCTAATGCCACGAGGCCGTACTCGCTTTGATTTACCTTGGCCTTCCGGCGGGTTGATCGAGTCAACGGCTTACGAGTCACAGCCACGAGAGTCCACTGTTGATTGCCAGAATGTTAGGGCATATGAACCCTCCACGGGTCGAAGTCGTGGTGGACAACGCGCTGGTCTTGTTAAGCACGCCGATGCTCGGACTGCTGACGGAAAGGTGCAAACCCTAGGGCAGGTAGTTGCCCGAACCATTCCCTCTGACCAGAACGAGGTCGGTGCAAGGAGCGTGGTTTCGTATGCAGTTACCAATGGTACGGTTGCGAAGTTTACATCTAGCGCGTTTACTACAGCAACAAATGGCTCAAGCGCCCTAAGCTCTTCTGTGCCTGTTATATTCTCCTCACAGCTTTTTGGTGTGGTCTATTTTGCTGATGGGACTAATGAGAAGAAGTGGACGGCAAGTACGAACACTGTCGCAACTTGGTCAGCGAGTGCTGGTTCATTGCCTACTCAAGGCAGTAATAAGCCACGTCTGATTGAGACATGGCGTGGTCGCATTGTTTGTAGTGGTATTAGCACTGATCCTCATAACTGGTTTATGAGTAAGGTTGGCGATGCCGATGATTGGAACTATAGCCCAACGACAGCAACTCGTGTGCAAGCTGTAGCGGGTAATCAGTCTGAGGCAGGCAAGAGTAGTGACATTATTAACGCTCTTTGCCCTTATTCAGATGACATCTTGCTGATATTCGGTGATCATAGCATTTGGCAGATGACTGGCGACCCCGCTGAAGGGGGTCGCCTTGACCTCGTTACTGACACAATTGGTAGTACTTGGGGTCGTCCTTACTGCAAGAGTCCTGAAGGGACTCTTTACTTCTTTAGCAATCAGGGTGGTGTTTACTCAATGGCACCGGGAAAAACCCCTGTAAACATTTCTGACCAGTTTATTGCTAAGAAGCTGGATAACTATGATCCTGATACAACTCTGGTTCAGATGGTCTGGTCGGATGTAGAGCGTGGTTTTTACTTATACCTCACTCCTCTTGGTGGCGGAGCGACCACAAATTACTTCTTTGACGTTAGAAACAATAGCTGGTGGCCTGACAAGTTTGCAACTAATGGTTTCAATCCAACAAGTGTACATCTTTTTGATGGAGATAGTTCATCAGATAGGACAGTTCTTCTTGGTTGTCAGGACGGATATGTGCGAAAATATGATTGGTCTACACCATCAAAAAATGATGATGGTGTAGCGATTGATAGCTATGTCTGGGCTGGACCGATTCAGTTACAGAACAAGCCAAAGATAATGCTGACAGAAATGCAGGCAACGCTTGATACTGGTAGCAATGATGTTGCCTTCAGTGTTTATGCCGCTGAATCTGCTCAGGCTGCTAAAGCGTCCTCAGCAAAGTTTACAGGTTCGTTTTCTTCTGGAAGGAATAAGTCAGAGCGAAGGCGTGCCACTGGTCACAACATCTTTGTGAAACTTGGAAATAGCACCTCTGACCAAACCTTTAGTTATGAATACTTAAACATAGGCTTATCTAGCTTCTCAGGACCAAGGAGTAGGCAGTGGTAATTGAAGGATTTCCAAGACGAACCGGCGACTGCGCCCGTGCACGGAGGGCAGGAGCTTTATTATCCACAACGCCTGATGAAGCGGTTCAGTTGCAGGGTAAGTTCGTTGTGAACATATATACGGATTTATCTGGTGTTGGCACACATGGTGAGATTGCTCTTTATAAGCCAGCAGGAAACCCCTATCTAGTAATACATTACAGCGGCACTTGGTATACATCGGCGGGAGGAGTGATTAGTTAAATGTCTAGTTATTACAGGGAACCGGATCGTCGATCTGCAAAGAGTCAAAGGGATAAGGAATATGCTCGGAAGAGGAGGGGTATTCTTTTTGGTCATCAGCGTGTTGTTGATCGCCCTCTTACTGAAAAAGAAGAAGGTTTACGAAGGGTCGGTCGTATAAGGCAAATGACAGACAGTGACCGGAGGAGGTTGAAGCGGCTTGACGATGAATACAAGGGTGGAGAGGCCGCATTCAATGAGAAGTGGGATAAAATTGAGTCAGAACGAAAAGAGCGCAAAGGCAGGGGTGGACAAAGCTCATCCAGAGGTGGACGTAAGCCCACCCAAGGTACTTATGTAGTTGAGGGTAAGCGTAAGCGTTACCACAAGGAAGGTACTTTCAGGGGAGACGCAGCATATCATGCTAAAAAGGCTCAGAAAAGTAAGGAAAGGGAAGCAAGGAAAGCAGCTTACAAGAAAAGCAGGCGGGATAAACAGTCAGCGAGGGCGCGTGATCAAGTGCAGCGGAGGATTGATAGAACCAAGGCAGAAACTGGTTTTGCTTTCGATAGCTTACAAGGTGAGCCTGAATGGATGGGACGCTGGAAAAAGGCGCGGAAGCAAGGAGTCCCTTTTGATGTATTTCGCAGAAGTGGAGAATTTACTGGTGGGGATGATTGGATAACCGGACTCAGAGAGAAGGCTGATAATTATGTTCAAAGCAAAAATTTAGGTGATGCTTTTGACTGGAAAAGTATGGAAGATACCAATCAACCAAACGGAGGTGCCGGAATGGGCATGAATAGACAACAACCTGAGGATAATCGTCATCCATCTAGCGTGGGTCGAGGTGGTCGAGGCGGGTGGAATATGGGCCAAGGCATGGGCCAAGGCATGGGCC